GTCAATTGAAGATGAAGATGTAACATTAGGTGGCGATGCCGCTGATGACATGATGCATGACATTCAACATGACGAATCAGGTATTTCAGAAGATGATGACGAAGACGAAGACGAAGCAGTTGAAGTTGACTCAGAAGAAGATGAAGAAGAATTAGAAGACCGTGTAGTTGATCTTGAAGACAAACTAGACGAGCTTATGTCAGAATTTGAAGGCTTAATGAACGACAACGATGCTGAAGGTGAAGAACTTGACGGTATTGAAGGCGATCTTGAAGCTGAAGATGACGTTGAAGTAGAAGCAGGCGTAAACGATGTAGGTACTGACGATGAAGAACTACCAATGCCAATGGAAGAAGCTGTTGACTTAAAACCAGTTAAAGCTGACCATAAAGACGGTACTGATAGCACAGCTAACAAGTCACCTATATTAGCAAACGGCGGCGCTAAAGAAGGCCTTGCTGAACCACATAAAATACCTTCTACAGACAAACCAGAAAAAGGTAGACCAGCACCATCAGCAAAAGAACTACCACACGGCACTACAGAGCCAAACCTGTCACCAGCACCAGCTCCTGTTAAACAGGACACAGCAGACAATAAAAAATCTGTAAACTAATAGGGATTAACTAAAAGAATGACAACATACCTACAGGAACATTTGAACTTTACAGCGGCTAATATTGTCACTGAAAGCTCAGAAGATGGTAAAGACCTTTTTATGAAAGGTATTTGTATCCAGGGTGGTGTCAAGAATGCTAACGAACGTGTATATCCGGTTAACGAAATTCAAAACGCTGTACAAAGCTTAAATGAACAAGTTAAAGGCGGATATTCAGTTCTAGGCGAAGTTGATCACCCGGACGATTTAAAGATTAATTTAGATCGTGTAAGCCATATGATCACAGAAATGTGGATGGATGGTCCAAACGGTCATGGTAAACTAAAGATTTTACCGACACCAATGGGTAAACTAGTAGAAACTATGCTAGGCTCAGGTGTTAAATTAGGAGTTTCTAGTCGAGGAAGTGGTAACGTTTCCGAAGGCTCAGGACACGTCAGTGATTTTGAAATTATCACTGTCGATATAGTATCTCAACCAAGTGCGCCAAACGCTTACCCAACAGCGATATACGAAGGACTTATGAACATGAAGTATGGACATAAGGTGTTGGAAATGGCTAAGGACGCAGGTGGAGATTCGAAACTACAGAGATATTTGAAAAGCGAAGTAACAAAGCTGATCAAAGATCTCAAGATTTAGGAGAATCGCAATCATGCTAGACGTAATTAAACCATTGCTAGATAGCGATCTGATTAATGAAGAAACTAGATCAGAAATCCAAGAAGCTTGGACATCTAAACTAGAAGAAACCAAAGATCAGGTTCGTGCTGAACTTCGTGAGGAGTTTGCACAACGTTATGAACACGATAAAAGTAATATGGTTGAAGCGATTGATCGCATGGTAACAGAAGGTCTTACTACTGAACTTAATGAAGTGAAAGCTGAAAAAGCTCAGTTAGCAGAAGATCGTGTTAAGTTTAACGCATCAATGAAAGAAAACGCTAACAAGTTTAACAACTTTATGGTTGGTAAATTAGCGGAAGAAATCAAAGATCTTAGACAAGACAGGAAAGCACAAACTTCAACAGTTGGAAAACTGGAAGAGTTTGTTGTTAAAGCATTGTCAGAAGAAATTAAAGAATTTGCTCAAGATAAACAAGACGTTGTAGAAACTAAAGTTAAACTTGTAGCAGAGGCTCGTGCGAAACTAGAAGAACTTAAAACTAAGTTCGTTACAGAATCAAGCGAGAAAATGACAAATGCTGTTGCCAAGCACTTGAAAGCAGAACTCTCTCAATTGCAAGAAGATATCAAAGTTGCTCGTGAGAACAGCTTTGGACGTAAGATATTTGAAACATTCGCAAGTGAATTCGCAGGCACTCATTTAAATGAGAACGCTGAGATCCGCAAGTTAATGTCAAGTATTGAACAAAAAGATCAGCAATTAGAAGAAGCAACCAATAAACTCAACGAAACTAACAAGTTGGTTGAGTCAAAAGAAAAAGAAGTTCGTGTAATAAAAGAATCTAATGAGCGTACAGCAAAATTAGATGAGCTTTTAAGTCCGTTAAACGACGAGAAAGCAGAAGTTATGCGAAATTTATTAGAGAGTGTACAAACTAAGAAATTAGATAACACTTTTAACAAGTATCTCCCAGCGGTGCTTAACGAGAATGTAGTGAAGTCAAAAAAAGCGACACTTACAGAATCAGTTAAGGAAGTTACTGGGGATAAAGCCATGCCAGTTGAAGCGAAAGATGAAGACTCACAAGTCATCGACTTACGCAAACTAGCAGGACTATAAGTAAAGACATTAGGAGAAATTATCATGTCACAAGAACTACTTGAAAGCCGTTGGGGTGAGACCAAAGACGCATTATTAGAAGGTCTACAAGGCTCTAAACGCAATTCAATGGGTGTTATCTTAGAAAACACAAGAAAGCACTTAGCAGAAACATCAGCCGCAGGTACAACAACAGCTGGTAACGTAGCAACACTAAACCGTGTTATCCTTCCTGTAATTAGAAGGGTTATGCCTACAGTTATTGCTAACGAATTAGTTGGTGTACAACCTATGACTGGTCCAGTAGGACAAATTCATACATTGCGTGTAAGATACGCAGAAACAAATGACGCAACAGGTACAGCAAATGACGTAGTAGCTGGTGACGAAGCATTATCACCATTCAAAATTGCTACTGCTTATTCCGGTGACGGAACTGACGGACTTGCGGCAGGAACATCAACTTTAGAAGGTTCAGGCGGTCGTAAGATTTCTGTACAAATTCTAAAACAAGCTGTTGAAGCAAAAACTCGTAAGTTACAAGCACGTTGGACGTTTGAAGCGGCACAAGACGCTCAAGCAATGCACGGTATCGACGTTGAAGCTGAAATCATGGCTGCCTTAGCACAAGAAATTACTGCTGAGATCGACCAAGAAGTTTTAGCATCACTAAGATCACTAGCGGCAACAGAAGAAGCTTACAACCAAAACACAGTATCAGGTACAGCAACATTCGTTGGTGACGAACACGCGGCACTAGCAGTTCTTATTAACAGAGTTGCTAACAAAATCGCTCAACGTACAAGACGTGGCGCAGGTAACTGGGCTGTTGTATCACCAGCGGCATTAACAGTACTACAATCTGCTACTACATCAGCTTTTGCTCGTAGTACAGAAGGTACATTTGAAGCTCCAACAAACACTAAGTTTGTAGGTACTTTAAACGGTGCTATGAAAGTTTATGTTGATTCATATGCTTCAGATACTACACCAGTACTAGTTGGTTACAAAGGTACAAGTGAATCAGATGCGGCGGCGTTCTATTGCCCATACGTTCCACTAATGAGCTCAGGTGTTGTGTTAGATCCAGCAACATTCGAACCAGTAGTTTCATTCTTAACAAGATACGGTTACGTTGAATTATCAAATACAGCATCATCATTTGGTAACGCAGGTGACTACCTTGGTGAGATCTCAATGGCTAACTTATCATTCTCATAAGTTTAACTTATGTTATGATGTAGACATTGTCCTACACAAGCAACACTTAAAAAGCA